GCAAGAACAATGCTGAGTGCACGACAGATATTGCACGTTGTACATCACCAGACCAACTTCAAAGCAAAATTGATAAGAATTTGTTATATGGTTCATTTGAGCATGAAGGATCTGTTTATTGTTTGAATGGATTATTTATTTCATCTAATCTTGTCATTGTACCATATCATTATTTTGCTGAATTACATATCTCGGAAATGGAAGTAACATTCACAAAAGACCTGCCTGGTAAACTTGGACATAGTTTTACGACTCGATTGTCTTTGAAACAGGGTCGTTATATCACAGGTACAGACTTTTGTTTGTGTTTTTCTGCTTCTGGTGGATCATATTTTGATATCATCAAACACTTTCCATTAAAGCAATTTGTTTCTCCTTTTCCTTTCAATTTGAGTTATAGACAAAAAACTGGTCAATTTCTTAGAATGGAGGGAAGGAGTAAACCTTGTGAAACATCCAATGGTCCTGCTGTCTTTTTAGGTGGTGAATATACCTATCTATCTGACAATACATTTAATGGACTGTGTGGTGCAACACTAATAAGCAAAGGTGCTGAATGTGTTATTGCTGGTCTTCATTTGGGAGGACGGGCAGGTACACCACGTGGGTGTTATGGAATGTTGACGCAACAACAGATTGTGAGGGAACGTGAGAAATTGCGTGAACTTACAGGTGTTGTTTTGACAGGTTCTGGATGTATGATTCCACGCACACAATACGATGTCAACATTTTCACCAATGAACCAATTCATGAGAAAAGTCCTTTGAATTATGTTCCACAAGATGCACAATTTGAGTATCATGGATCATGTATTGGACGAAGCACAACTCGCAATGAGGTGGAAAAGACTGTCATTTCTGATATCGTAACAAAAGTCACTGGAGTAGAAGATAAATGGGTTCCTCCAAAATTGAACCCTGAATGGTTTGGCTGGCAAAAATGCCTTGAAAATTTGGCAACACCAGGCAAATCATTCCCTGTACATTTGGTACAAAGAGCTGTTGAGGATTATGTCAAGCCTTTGAAACAATTAGTGCTTGATACACCATACTGGCAACAAACTCGTCCGCTTACCATGAAAGAAACATTGAATGGTGTGGATGGTGTGAAATTTATTGACTCAATGAATTTTTCAACAGCTGTTGGATATCCTCTTACAGGTGCGAAAAACAATTACTTGGAAGGAGAAATTGGGGATAAAGTTTTCTCTGATGAAATTATGCAAGTGATTGAAGAAAATAGAGCAAAGTATTTGCGTGGAGAACGCTGTCATACTATTGCAAAAGCATCTAAGAAAATGGAGGTGTTGGATAAAGAGAAATGCCG